CTGAAGCACTTGTTGATCCAGCTGCACCTCCTACTGTCATTATTAAACCCTCATTACCGTTTCCGTTGCCAGTATTATTAGTATCTGTAGTTGGTGAGTTATTATAAAATCTTATGCCAGAATATGATGCACCTAGCCTAATCCCTGTATGGTAACCAATAATAAGATCAGAATAGTGAGGATTACTCCAACCACCATTAGCAACATCCTTTCCCATTGAATAATGACTACTATTAAAAGTGCCACCACCAGAACCGCTATGAAAAGTAAATTTAGATCCAGATGTTAATGTCACAGCGGTATCTCTTCTCACGAAAGTAGTAGAATCAATACCATCTAGTGTACCAGCATCATAAGATGTTGAACCAGCTGGACCAGTGGCTCCTGTTGCTCCTTGAGAACCAGTTGACCCAGCAGCACCTGTTGCACCTTGTGGACCAGTGGCTCCTGTTGCCCCTTGAGGACCAGTAGCACCATCATTACCATCAGCACCTTGCGCACCTTGGGGTCCAGTAGCACCAGTCGCTCCCACAAGACCACTATTCGATCCTACCCAAGCACCAGAACTATCTATAACAGCCGTTCCACCTACTGTCACTCCACCAGTAAAACTTGGACTAGCTATTGGAGCAGCATCGGTAATACCATAGCCACTTAATGTGGTTGGAGTTGTACTAATCTTACTCCAAGCCAAGCCTGTTATCCAAGATGGATTACTGTGAGATTCATTAGTGTATATGCCATTCGTAACAGTAGAAGCGTTTCCAGTCGTGTCGTTGGTAATCGTTCCTGTAATGAAATGCGATGTTACTTTAGTTAATGCCATATTATGTTTTAATTAGAAGCATCTATTCTTGCTTGTGCTCTTTTAGTTAGTACGTCACTTGGTATTTCAACACCTGTTTCTACTTTTCTAGATACATACCAATCTGTTTCTGCTAGGTATTTTTTACCATTTAATGAATTCATAACCAATGTATCTCTAGCTATATCCTCCTCTGTTGGGACATATATTGTAGATAAATCAACCTCTGGTCTAATTTCTGTCCCCTCGAAAGCATCTATGTAATTAGGATTAACCATAGATACAACTCCATTACTATCTGTTTTTTCAATAAAACCTTGATTTTTCATATTATTATTTTAATAAACTCTAGAAGTGGAACTTGTAAAAGAATAAGCAATAATTGTTAATGGCTGATATGCCGTAATATTATCTGTACCACCTTTTACTACAAAACTTCCCCATCTATTTCCTGTATCTGTAGATATCATGTCTACCACTATTTCAACATAATTATTATTTTTATATTGAGCTACAATATTTCCAGTCAATTGACTATTATAAATACTATTACCACTGCCATAAACATATCCCCCAGCTCTACCCTGCGTAAGCGAATGACCATAATTATATCCAAATACTTCTAAGTAATACATCTCTCCACCTCCAGTGCTAATCCTAACGTGAGCATATCTATTACCACTGCCTTGTGGTGCTACAGAACCAATTATATTATAATCCCCTTGAGTACCTCCAGAAAATTTAAAATGAATACTACCACCCGACGAGATGGTGAGATTATTTACTCCTTGAGTATAAAACAATAAATCAGAACCATTACTTACAATCCCTTCATTTGCTCCGCTTGTAGCCTCCCAAAATATACCTTCATTATTATCTAAAATAATACTTGAATCTAATGTTAATAATCCATTTGATGCGATTTTTAAAACGTTATTAAAAACATTACTAGTATCTCTTGTATCAATCTTAAATCCACCTCCATAAGACCCACCATCAGCATAACCGTACATCCTAAAACGGCCATTGTATCCATTTCCACCGCTTGAAACCATATATAAATACGGATTATTTGCTGAGCCAAGTGTTACATCACCCCCCGATGAGATGCTGAGCCGTTTTGCGCTATCTGTATAAATTTCAAAATCATTTGCAGTTTCAATATTTAATTTAGATGCTGCGGTTTGTGCAATTTCAAGATAACCAATTCTTGTTGTTCCGTTATTAGCATACCAATCAATCTCAGAACCTCCATTACTTGATTTGCCTTTAAAAGCCAAAGGTGAGCCACCCGCATCGTGCATTGTAAAAGTGCCATCGCTTGTTGACATATCACCCCCCGATGAGATGGTGAGTGCTTCAGTACCGCTTCCAAATGTATCACTATTTACTTGAAAACTTAGCGCACGAGTATTAGGTGCTTGTACGATTGTTTTATTTGCTGAATCATCCCAACCAAAAAAACCACCAACACCACCTCTTAATGCTAAATAAAAATCTTGAGGAGCAGCAGTTCCAATTGTTACGTTGCCTGTAATAAAATTAAACTCTGATGCCGCAAATTGGAGTGGTACATTAGCCGATCTTGCATCGTTTAAAGCAGATAATCTTAATTTACTAGATACTTCTTCAAACTCATAGTTAAAATTAGTGCTTGTTCTAATATGTAATTTTGATGAAGGTGAATCAATTCCAATACCCACATTACCACTAAAAGTAGCAGACTTATCATCTTTTATAACAAGTATATCAGCATTATTTCCATCATTAACTTGAAAAGGTGCTGTAGATGAACTAGTTCCTTGTCCTTTTACTAATAATGTTCTACTTGAAGCTGGAGCCACATTCATACCTACTGTTCCACTGAATGTAGGACTAGCTAATGGAGCTTTAGTAGCTATAGAGTTTGTTACCGTTGTACTGAAGTTAGCATCGTTACCTAAAGCTGTAGCTAGTTCACCTAGTGTATCTAGCGCCGCAGGTGATGAATTAACTATGTTAGCAATACCTATATTGACAAAAGCAGTTGTTGCTAACTGTGTAGTGTTAGTTCCTGCTGATGCGGTAGGCGCGGCTGGTGTTCCAGTAAATGTAGGTCCAGCTAGGTTTGCTTTTAAAGCTAAAGCATCAAACACAGCATTTTGTGATGGTGCTATAGCGGTAGTACCATTATTAATAGCATCTGCTACCTTAGCATCTGTATAAGCTGTTGTTGATATTTTAGTTGAGTTATTACCTGCTGACTGAGTAGTAGCGGTTGTGGCGGTGTTTATAGTACCGTTGAGATCTCCAAGGAAAGTTGTTGCTGTGAGTGTACCATCTGTAGATGTGATGGTCTTGAATGATATTACTTCAACAGTAGAATTGTTCGGTGGTGCATTGCCTGTTCCAAACCTTAAAGTTACAAGATCTGAATCTATTGAGTATGTAGACTTTTCTTGATATACTCCATTGATATATACTTGAGTTACTTTTTCATCTACTACTGCTTCATCAAGAACAAATGTTAACAACGTACCGTTTGGCTCAGAATCAAAGGTATCTAGCTTTACCGCTGATGCGGCATTGTTGGCTGTTGCTGTAGATAAAGTTATTACTTCAACCTCTGAACCAATCTCTAAACCAGTGCAAGTTAAGGTGGTACCACTAACAGAGTAGTTAGCTTTCTTTTGATAAACTCCATCAACGTACACTTGAAGCTTATCCACGGAATCTACCGAATTAGCTAATGGAAATTGAGTTTGATTACTTTGAGTAGTAAAAAAATCTTTATATATTACTGTTGTACCAACAGTTGGATTAACCCAATTAGTATTAGAGCCAGTTGATGATAATACTTGGCCGCTAGCACCTAAGTCACCACTAGAGTCTTTTAAACCAGCTGTAGCATGTACATCACTTAAAAATCTTTGAGCCATATTATTTTATTTATCCAATCTTGGTTATAAGCACTCTAATATCATTGCTTGTTGGTGCTACTGTAAAATCTATGGTAACAATATTATCATGATTAGTACCACCTGTATCTAATCTTTTAACATCTGCATAAACAGTATCGTAAGTGCTATTGTCATACAATTGAACAATAACATCTCTTGTACCTAGATTGTGAGTTACAGTATATGATGTAGCAGAGCCATCTCCAATGCTAGTAGCAAAAGTGCTTTCTTCAACATTTTGTATTGTCTTATAATTGGTACCATCTTTAGTTAACTGCCATATATCACTAGTTTCATTCCATCTTAATGTAACATTTGTTGATGTACCTCTTTCTACTTCTATACCAGCATGCTCACTTGGCGTACCTGTTTCATTACTATTTAAAGTAATAATATTGTCAGCTAAGTTAATAGTTTCTGTGTTAACAGTGGTAGTAGTTCCAGATACTGTTAAATTACCAGAGATAATTAAATTACCTGAAACTGTAGGGTTTGCAACTAATCCAATTTGTATTTGATTATTACTTACCGTTGTTTCTATCTCATTAGCAGTACCAGCAAAAGTTAAAGTATCAGAGCCGAGAGCTACTGTGTCATTTGTACCATTATCAGCAGCTATAGTTAAATCTGTACTAATGCCTGCTGTTGTTGCAGTTTTTATTCTACCATAAGCGTCAACAGCTATTATAGGTATTGCTGTTGAAGATCCATAACTACCAGCTGGTGATGTTCCTGGACTTGGATATTCTATAGCTATAGTACTTAAAGCTACATCATCTGCGCTAGCCGTAATACCTGAACCACCTATTACATTTAATGTAACTTCACCAGTATCTCCACCTCCAGTAAGTCCAGCTCCAGCAATTACATTTGATATATCACCGCTTACGGAATCCCATGCAGATCCGTTGTAAACATATAGTTTTTTATTACCGTTAGTTGTATTGAAATAAACCTCTCCTTGCACGGGATTTGATGGTGCTGAGACAGCAGGATTAAGAGCTGCAAATTGTAGCGAGTTCTTGTTTAGATCTATATTAGTTAAATGCTTTATTGCCATTTTTTTTTAGTTTACGTATACCTTGGCGGCAAAATTATTTTCAAATGTCACCTTTAGTGCGTTAATGCTTGTGTGTTGTATATCACCAACTACTTCGTTACCATTAGAGCTAACAACAGTTACAGATGGGAATTTACCTAAGTTATGTGTGATTGTTTGTGATACGCCAGCTGAGAAGTTTAATTGATTTGATATATAAGTTTTATCACCGGCTGTAAATACATTTATTGCATATGATTTATTAGTTACCATATTTCCACTACTTAAACTACCTACTAAGGTTAATGATAAGTCGTAAAAATTAGTTTCTTGTGAGTCTTGGTTTATAGCTGATACGTTGTACACGCCAAAACTACCTTGATCATCAGTATTAGATATAATAACATTAACATCAAGTAGCGTACTAATGAAATTAGATACAGAGTCAGAACTACCATTAGTGTACTTACTTATCTTTATTGATGATAGACCTGAAAAAGCAACACTAACACCACCGTCAGGCTCTAATGTTAGTGTTCCGCTATTTCTGCTTCCATCAGTATATAATGTACCATCTTGATAGACATAGACAAGTTGACCACCTACACCAGCTGAGTTTGTAGATCTAAGATAATGAGTAATATCAGAAACCCTAAAGTTTTTTACAGTACCATCTATATTAGAACCTAAAAATTTATCTGTACTACTTACAGAAGTATCATTAGCATAAGTTGATATTCTAGCCATTTAATTTTATTTAGCGCTTGTTCCGTAGTAGTAAGCAAAGATGTTACTTATAACAACACCTTCTACCATACCCATTAAATGAACAAACAAATCGTTCTCTAAAACAGATGGTACATATACCACTGCATATATTATAAAAGCAAATGACAACAAACCAACTACTCCAGTTAGCGTCATCATAAAGTCTTTCTTTCCAGTCTTAGCTACCTCTATCTCCCTATTTCTAGCAGAGTCTCTATCAGCTACTTCTAGTTTATACATTTCAGCATGTTGCTTATGCAATACTTTTTTATCTTCAACAGATATTTTAGGATCACTATCTATCATTTTACCTACCATACTAAGTACTCCAGCATCTGGTAATAGATCACCTGCAACATCTAATATCTTAGGTGCTAAGCTTTTTAGCAATCCACCTAATTTAGTATCTTTAAACTTTTTCTTATCACTCATCTTCTTCGTTTACCGTTTCTACGTCTTCTTCTTCTACTTGTCTTATCGTAAGCTTCTTTTTCCCAAGGTAAATTCTCAGCACCCTCTTTCATTTTTTTTCTTGAGTACTTCTTACCTTTCCACGTAACACTATCATCGTCGTAGTCTAGATCACCTCTTTTCATTTGATCTAAATGAACTTTTTCGTGAGCTATAGCCTCTTTACCTTTAGCACTGTTTTTTTTAACAGACTTATCTAGGTATATACTACCATCTCTATTAGCTTCAGCTATTATGTTTTTACCTAAATTCTTTTTAAGAATAGGTGTATCAGAGCTACTTAGCGCTGACATACCTTTCATTTTAAATCCCATTATTTAGCTCCGTAATATCCTTTTTTATAATTCTTAACTGGTGAATTTTTCTTCATCTTATTTGGACTATTATTTCTTTGTTTTTTTAGTTCTTTTAATTGATCCTGTGCTGATTTGTTTTTTCCAGTATCTTTATCTTGGTACTTAACGTCTTTTTTTCTTTCTTTTCTAGAAGTAGATCCTTTTATTTTTTTTATTTTTTCTTTAATAACTCCTTTAGAACTTTTACTTTTTAAGTATTTTTTCTCAGCTCTAGACATTTTTACTTTAGAACCATCTTTTTTAGGATCGCTTTTACCATCATCATAAAGTTTAGGTCGCTTAGCAACAGGTACTTTCTCTATACTATTGGGTACTATATCTAACTTGTTATTTTCAATAACTTTTTTTAAGTCTTTAACGTTTTTAACATCTGATGGTATATTATTATACTTTTCTTTTTTAGTTGAAGAAGTAGAAGTGTTTGATTTACTATCATCACTAGACCTGTTATCTATGTAGTCAGACTTGGCTTTTGCTGTTTTAAAAGCGTTACCTGTTCTAGGATCAATTCCTAGTTTAGAAACTTTTGCTTTTGGATTACCAGTTTGTTTAGCTTCTTGTCTACTAGCTTTTTTAGCTGTTCTAGTTGATTTTCTAACTTTACTTTTTCTACCACCTCTTTCAATAGATGATACTAGTCTGTTAGCTAAGGCGTCGTTAGGTGTTTTACCTTTTTTTGTTTCTGTATTTTTATCACTGCTACTAGTACTACTGCTAGTACTTGCACTATTTACGACTTTGTTATTTTCTACATTATAAGCACCTACGTTAGAACTTATTGATTTAGAAATATCAGAATCTTTATTATTATTTAAATAATCAGCTTGATCTGAAAATGACATATCGTCAAAATCTTTCTGAGTTACTTCTTTTAAAGGACTTTTTTTATTTTTTCCTTTCATCTTATAAGGTGATGACTTTTTACCTTTCATTAAAAGACCACTACCTAAGACCTGAACCTTACCTGATGTTTCCTCTGTTTCTTGCTCTTCTTTTTTTGAAGAACCAAGAGCTTTTAAACCTTTACCTAACTTCTTTTTGTTTCCAGCTACGTCACCAGCTTTAAAACCCATTTTACCACCTAATTTTCCACTACCTAATTTAGCAGCACCTTTAGCCGCTACTTTTGCACCTATTTTAGCCGCTGCTTTTTTAGCGAGCAGTTTAGCCGCAATAGGAAGTATTTTAAAAGGACTTGAGTCCTTTGTACTGAATGTGGAGTTTTTAGACATTTTTTTAGCTGGAGATGCTTTTATCTCAGCTTTTAATGCTTCAGGTAAGTTTTTTTGTTTACCTACAAGTGCTTTTGCTAGTGGGCTTTTGCCCATCATTTTAAATGGCATGCTGTTTTTTAGTTTTAATTTATTATCTGTTTTTATCCTTAATCATATCATCTATTGATTTATTCATCACCTTGTCCGTATATGATTTGTTTTTATAAAAAACACTTCTATCTGAAAAAGGTAGATCTTCATCACCCAATAGTACTCTATATATTCTACTGATTAATTGACTACACTTAAATGAAGTCTTAAATATACTATACTTTATAGTTGTTCTATTTCTATTTCTCCAAACCTCTATCCAACCGTCACGCTTTAATCTCTCCCACCTGTGTTTATCCCAAGTATAAGTGTAAGCACCGTCTATAAAGTCATTACGTGTAAATCTGTTTTTGCAATCTAAATAGATAAGTAATTCTAAATCTGCATCGTTTAAATTGTAAGTTTTACAAGCCCATTTTCTAACAAGCCTGTAATACTTAAACAAATTCATTTCTCTAATGTCTGAGGAAGATAGCTTCATTCAACAAGAACAATATCACCTATCTTTATAACTTTATATAAAAAATCACCTCTAGTTATTCCGTGACCTGAATTTTTATCGTAATAAACTATATCACCCTCAACAACACCTTCTACTCTATCACCACAGTTTATAACCTTGGCTTTAGTGAATCTATTGTCTACATCAGTGTTTTCTGTAAAAATAAGACCAGCAATTTTTTTCTGTTCTTCTTTAATATCGTCGACGACTAAATAATAGTTAATTGCTCTCATTTGTCCTCATATTAGATATTACACAATCTGCAGATATTATTGTAGAAACTACACTAACTGCATTTTTTAAAGCTGTTTTAGTAACTAGCACAGGATCTATGATACCCTTTTTAATCATGTCAACATGTAAACCGGTTACTACGTTAAAACCCCAACCTTCTTTTATTGGAGTAACTGAGTTTTCTAGACCAGCATTAGCTAGTATTGTTTGATATGGAGCTTTTATAGAATCTAAAAGTATTTTTTCTCCAGCATCCTTAGGTGTTATCTTTTGGCAAGCATTAAGTAATGCTATACCACCACCTGAAACTATACCCTCTTTAAGAGCTGCCTTAACAGCATATATAGCGTCTTCAACTCTATCTTTTTTTTCTTTAAGTTCAACCTTAGAATCAGCACCAACTTTTATGATACCTACACAACCAGTTAGCATAGCTAACCTTTGTTCTAATTTTTTCTTAAAAAATGGATCTTTTTCGTTTTCTATCTTATTGTTAACATCTACTATTCTATCAGTTAAGTCTATAGATTGACTAACGGTTAGTACAGTATTACTTAGATCGGTAACAGCTTTATCACACTCTCCAAGTACACTAGTATCAATAAAGTCCATGTCATCGCCAAGCTCTTCGTCTATAACGGTTGCTCCAGTTATAAATGCTAAGTCTTTAACAGTGTCTTGCCTAGTAGGTCCAAACCCAGGTAGGTCAAGTATATTAACCTTAATATTACCTTTTACCTTATTTGTTAATAAAGCAGCTTTAACAGACTGCTCTACTCCAGCAAATATCAATAAACTTCTCTTACTCTTTATGACGTGTTCTAAGATACTTTGTATCTTTCTTATGTTAGGTATTGTCGATGCAACAATTAACACGAGAGGATTGTCTAAAACAGCTCTCTGCTTGTCTGTATCTGTTGATAAGTGTGTAGATGTTAAACCACAATCTAATTGTACTCCATCCACTGTTTCAACGTGTGTGGTGTTGTCTTCGGATTCTTCCATTAACACTACACCATTTTTACCTACTATTCTGTATGCACTTGCAATCTTTTCACCTAAATACTCATCATTGTTACATGATATAGTTGCAACACTATCTAGCATTTTATCTTTAACATCTATACTTTTTTTATCAAGATACTTGTTAACTTTTTCAAATGCCGAGTTTATACCTGCTTTAACATCTCTTATGTTTAGCTCGGGATTATTGTTTACTTGTTTTAATAGTGATTCAGCAAGAACGATGGCAGTTGTTGTGCCATCTCCTGCTTCTTTCACTGTGTTTCTAGAAGCCTCTTTAATTAGAGTTGCTCCTATATTTTCCACGGGATCAAACAAGACTACAGATTCTGCTACTGTAACTCCGTCTTTTGTGATCACGGGTTTTCCTAATGCATCTTCGTAAATTACACACTTACCAGATGCTCCTAGTGTTGATTTAACTGCTTTAGCTAACTTTTCAACACCAACGTGTATTTTATTTTTAGCAGAGTCGCCAAAGTTTAAATCTTTGACGATCTCGCTAGGATGATTGTATTCCATTAAATTAAATTAAATTGATTGAATAATTACTAAAATGTTTTAACTACTTTAGGACCTTCTAAAAAAGAAAGCTTTTTCTTATAATGCTCGATGCTACCATCAATTGCAGCCTCAGCACTTTCCAAAGTTTCCCTTCTGGTTACGTCATGCCAAATCTTTTCGTTCTGCATGTCTTTGTACTCGGTTTGATAAAATCCATTTGGTAGTTGAACGATCCTCCAGTTTGACTTGTCTGAAATATAC